TCGATTGTCTCTGGTCGGATATAGCATCGGCAGTTTGGATGCAGTGACCCGCCGCTTACGTCTGCGTATTCGACACTCAGTTGCCCGCCGTCTGATCCTGTCACCACATCGCCCTTGTTAAAGAAGTTGCTGTCGATGTCGACGATAGTGCCTTGGAGCGGAGCACAGAATTCGCAGACGCGCTCATCAACGGCTGTGTACCATTTGAGGTCTTTAACCACGCCTGACTGCTTCCACGCGGATCGTGTCGCGTCATTTGCGATACGGAATGTCTCCGTTCGCGCCACGGCCAACGCTCGGCTGTCATTGCTAAATTCGTACACGTCTTTGATGATCTTCTTGAGCTCTGGCTGGGAAAGGCCCTGCTGCAATCCTTCCTCGAGCTTGGTCTTGAGTAGACCCAAGGTTGTTTCGTTGTAGCTCTTCGCCATGTGTGAGATCGCCTTGTCGAGTGCCTTCTTTACGTCTGGAGTGAGAACATCAAGATCGCTGCGTCCGATAAGAGCAGCGGCGGCGAGACCCTCTTTCTCGAAAAGTTCTTGCAGTATTGGGGTGGCGAGGTCTGCCATGTCGCTCGACCAACCGTCAAGATCATAAAGATCGTCTGGGTCGATATCTTTCGTAGCCTCGGCGAGATTGGCAATGACTTCCTGCTCCTGCTTGCCATTGAATTTCTGGATCATGGAAATGGTTGCCTTCTCATATGGAGTCACGCGGCTCACAAACGCTTTCCATACCGCCTCGAATTCATCATCGGTCATGTCTGCGACGGTCTTATGCGCGATTTTGCTTGCTTCGGCGGCAAGGCGAGCGGCTTCTTTGGCAATGGATTCCGAAATACCCGACCGCATCTTGGCGTTCTTGGCGTGCGTAGTCTTTCCAGCTTGCGCTTTCTTTGCCTTGACCGACGGTTTTCGCAAGGCCTTTGTTGGTGCGCCTAGTGGAATCTTCGAGAAGTCAGTCATGACATCGTCACCGTGATCAATAGGCCCAAGACCGAGATAGCGATCGCGTGCTTCGTTGACGCTGATGGAAGGCTGGCCCAAGAGTGCTGCGGACAGTTCGCGTATTTCAAGGTCTCGGTCTTGTGGCACTACGTTCTCAAAATCGAGATACAAATCCGATCCGAAACGCGGCACCAAAAACTCGTTAAGGTACGAGGTCAGAAGTTCGAGCTTTGGTTTGATGGTTCGCAGGGCAAAGACGTAGTTGGCTGTTTCTGCCGTAGCACGGTTCGTCTCGGATTCCGAGGAACCGAGGATAGTTTTTGGCACGCGGAAGCCAGCAAGAATCTTGTCGCGAGTAAGTTTCTGACCCTCTACGAAATCCATCTCCTTCGCAGAGGAGCCCATCTCGACGTAATCCGTTCCCTTGGGGAGGGCACTCACGCGGTAGGCATTTTCTACGCCAGCATAGTTATCCTCGAAGGAATGCTGGAGATATTCGAGCTGGTCGCGGTTCAGGGATTGGTCGCTCTTGAGAAGCCCACCAATGCGTGCCCCGTTTTCAAAGAATCGACGGTTAAATTCCGTCGCATAGTTGTCTGCGTCGATCCATTGGAGGATGGATTGGATGGTTCCGAGCCCTTCTACCATGTCGCTAGGGTCTGGGTATTTCAGGTGGATGATCTGTTCTGGGGTGAAAGTCTGGGCGTTCTGGCCCATGATCTCGTACTTGAAGGCCTTTATCGGTGTAGGGAGCTGGCCTCGGATAATCGAGATATTGGCTGGGTTGAGCGGATAAATGGCTGTTGGAACATCGGTAGCCGACTTCACGCCATCGAGGAACCAATAAGCGTTCCCGACCATTTCGAGGTGGGAAGCAGTCAGGTATCGCAGCTCAAATCCTGTCTGGAAGTTGTTGACGCCCTCGAGCAGATCGAGGAGCGGGTGGTCACTGATCTCCTCGCTCGTACCGTCTGCCTTGAGGCGATAGAGCTTGAAGTGTGCGTTGGCAATCTCCTCCGAAATAGCACGAATGCAAGAATAGACCCAGTTGTTGTATAGGGCCATTGCTTTGCGTGCGCTGATCTTTCCCGAACCGCCAAAGATAGCGAACGGATTGGAACCATCAGAAACACCGCTAACGGCTGGAAGTTGCGCCGCTTTTCTAGCGAGTCCGAACGATGAGAGAAATTTGTCAAAAATGCTCACAAAGATTTTGTTTTAAGAAAAAGGGACGGGTGTGCTCTTGCGAGTCAATCACCAGTCCCTATCGTTCGTCGATTCGGGTATTCAGTTGTCAGCAGCTGTGGTAGGTCTTGCATAAAGAATAACATATCCACACCTTCTCCACAAAGGAATACTTGTCCACACCCCCTCCCCTTCCCTGCTCTATTTCAGAAAACGGCCTAAATACTCGAAATAGTGATGCACAAAGCGGGGCGGGGGAGTGCTTCCTAGCGTTTTGCCAATGGAATTGTCCTCAGTTCGTCTAGCTTCTTTTGGAGATCTTCCACGTCGTCAAAGTTCAAATCGTATGTAAGACGTACAAATCTTGGTTGCTTGCCCCTAAATTCCATCTGTTCGAGACGCCCAAAATGGATCGTCTCCGCGAGCTTGATGAATATATCCCATGCAGGGGATAGCTCACGCTGGATTTTAGGGTTCTCCGTCATACGATGCGGATTACTTCTGGCATCACGCCTGCTTCCATGGCGAGTGTGGCGGCGTACACAAAGGCATCGACCATGTCGTCGTGTTCTCCGTTTGGAAATGAGAGGAGCTCGTCAAAAAATTCCTTGGGAAGCGTGTCGGCGAAGCCTATCGTCCCATTCTCAATAAACGGGAGGACGGTCATGAAACGGCGCACCTTGTCGGTATCTGGCTTGATCTCGTAGGTCGGGACGTAGATGCCTTCTTTGTTTCCTAAACGGTCGAGCTCCTGTTTCAGTGCCTTTTGGTATGCCACCGTCTCAATGCCGAAATTCTGGTATTTGTAGTCACCGTGCTTGCGCAAGACAAGGCGAACCTGCTCTGTGAATGAGTAGTGCCCGCGTACCATGTCCGCCAACCACATTTTGCCTGTATCTTGATGGCGATAGATGGTTGCCAATGCCGTGTAGTCTGCTGTCTGTTTCTCGCTGATTGCGGGGTCGATAGCTCCGAATGCGTCCATGATCCTCTTAGGATTCCCAAAATGATCCATGCCCATCGGGTCGGGCATACGGCTCCGTGCCACCATATCCTCGCTCACAAGCCGTTCCGAGGCCGTAATTGGCTCGTTTAGGTACTCCTGATTAAATTGGAGCGTCCCTATCTTCGCACGCTCTCGCTCAAGGTCTTGCAGGGGCCAATAGGCGGGCCAGATACTCTGTCCGTCCTCAATGGCTTTACGTTTGATCCCCCCGTATGTCTCATAAAAACGCACGAGCTCGGCCTCGGGATGCAGCACAGTCCCGATCATCTTTACGAAGCCCTGCGCCTTGTCACGGGAGGGCATAATCACCATCGTGATCCAGTTATGCAGCTTCTGCCTTTGGTCTGGGCTTCTGACGGCCTCGTCGTTCTCGATGTCGTCGAGGATGATCTTGGTCGGGCGTTTATTCTTAATGTTCACGCCACGACCCTTACCTGATCCTCTCGCCACGAGGTTAATTCCGTTGCGTGTCTCAAAGTGTGCGTTTGTCCATTTATGGTCGCGCTCGGCGGCGGCTGGCACGAGGTCGCCGTAAACCTGCCGCAACAGCTCATTGCTCTCAAGCTCGCTCTTTATCGACTCGAAGTGGAATTGCGCGTCACGAAGGGTTGAGCCGACGTAGAGGATCACTGGCTCTAGGGCATAGACAATGTCGTGGATGGTATCAATCTTTTCCCACGTCGTCTTGGCGTGGTTTCTTGGAAAGATAATTGCGCTGTCTTTGCGCTGGGTCATCTCACGCAAAAGGTCGATGTGGCACTCGGGAACGGGATTTGTCCCAAGGATAATATGCGGAAAAAAGAACCGACCAAAAATGTGCAGGTTGCGCTTAGACTTGAGTGTAATTTTCACGAAGGCCGTCTGCTCCTCCTCGGGAGTTTCAGACAGGAGCATTGCCCACTTCTCGTACAATAAAACGCTCCCAGAGGATGTTTCCGTCTGGATCGAAGTATCTGCTGGGCTTTGGTGAGGCGATTGCTTCGGCCTCGATGAGCTTGAATTCTTCATCATTGGAGTCGACATAAGGAGCCATGCGACGCAGAGCCTCTATCGTGAGGTGCGTCTTTACGTCTGCCTCGATCTCAAGAGTCTGCTTTGGCTTGCCCCAGACGTGCTCGAAGATATCCTTGAGAACGAGCCCGCTCGGGCTTTTTTGATAGACTCGCGTACCGCCTGTTGGCAGTTTCACCTCAACATAATGTCCGAGAGCTACGTCCTCCCAAGCATCGAGGTACTTATCGACCTTGGCGTAGACACGTTGGATAAACCTGCGCTTCATGGCCTCGGCGTGGATTCTCTCGCGTTTTATTGGCCTCCCGCCCTTGCGACCGTTGATCGGAGAGGTGATCTTTCTCATGTCCATAGATTTTTGGTTTAACCGAAAAACCAATGGAATCAGGGCAGAACGTAAGGGTCAATAAAAAGGCCCGTAAGATGCAGTCCGCCCCATGCCAAAACCAAGAGCGAAATTATCCAAGAAATAGGCATGATCACCTTTGTGTAGATCGCCTCGTGCTTCTCTAGGTGTTCACACCATTTGTTGATGATTTTTTGCATCATATCGCTCCTTCACGTTCATACTATGACCCAAAATAGGCAAAGGATCAGAAAAATCATCCCAACAAGTAAGAGCCAGTCCATATCACGGAGTTGGGGCCGAGTCTGTTATCTGATCAATAAGCTCTGCCGTCTTTCCCGTCATCTTTTCCCAACGAGCTATGATCACGTCACAGTACCTTGGGGAAAGTTCTACTGTGCGGCATTTGCGCCCTGTTTGCTCACAAGCGATAAGAGTTGACCCTGAACCGCCGAAAAGGTCGAGAACCGCGTCTCCGAGGCGACTGGAGGCCAAAATCGCCTTTGCGACGAGGGGAATCGGCTTCATAGTGGGATGTTCCTTGCTCTTGGTCGGTTTCTTCTCACGCCAGAGGTCGGTTTTCGATGCTTTGTCGAGAATTCTGCCAGTTACCTCACCGTCCAGCTCGAGGACATACTCCCCAAGTATGATCTTGGTTTTTCCGTCCTCAAAAACGGGATGTAGCTTTTCGATGCCCTGCCAGACGTTCCCTTCGTCCCTCCATCCGACAAAATAGTGATTCACGGTCTTTGCATTCCATCCGTAGAGAATCGGCTCGTATTGGTTCTGCCAGTCGGATCGGGAGAGA